AGGAAACAAGGAAATGGCGGATTACGGCCAACAAAAACAAATGGAAATGTGGGAAAACACAAACTTCAACGCGCAAAAAGCACAAATGGAAAAAGCAGGGCTAAACCCAGCTCTAATGTACGGAATGGGAGGAGCAGGGGGCGCGACAACAGGAGCAGGCGCATCAGGAGCAGTAGGAGGAGCAGCAGCAGACAGCGGAGCAGAAAGAACAGGAATGGGACTGCAAATAGCTAGTCAACTAGCACTACAGAAAGCGCAAAAGGAAAACATAGAAGCAGACACAGCAAACAAAAAAGCGTCAACAGAAAACACAAGCACCGGAACAGAAGGCGTAAAAATAGACAACCAGATAAAAGGAGAAAGCAAAGACGCAGTAATAAGAAAAACAGTAAGCGACGCAGACAGGTCACTAGAAGAAATGTGGATAGCAGCAAACGAAAGAACTATAAGCGACCACACGTTAAAAGAAAAAGTAAAACAAATACAAGAAGACACAATAACAAAAGTACTAAACAACAAGTCAACATCAATAGAAAATAGAAAAAAGGAAGCAGAATTAGCTATAAAGCAATTCGAAGCAACAATGGCGAAAAGTGGGCTAGCGCCAAATACACCATGGTATGTAAAAATGTTGACAGANCTAGCAGAAAAACACGGACTAAACTTATTAAANTAATGTGTCTATTTCCAGTAATAAGACAAAACAAAAAATACACATCAACAAAAAAAAATGGCGGGATAGTTCCTGCCATTTCTGATATAAGGGTACTGGCAGTACCAATAGGATGTGGAAAATGCATAGAATGCAGAAAAAAGAAAGCAAGAGAGTGGCAAGTAAGATTACTGGAAGATGTAAAAACGAATAAAAACGGAATATTCGTAACACTAACATTCAGTAACGAAAGTATAAAAGAATTACTAAAAGACGTAACAAGCAGGAGGAAAAAGAAGGACGAGTCAGTAACACAGAAAAGCATAATAGAGGAGGGATATGAAACAGACAACGCAATAGCAAAACTAGGAATAAGAAGATTCCTAGAGAGATGGAGAAAGAAATATAAAAAAAGCGTAAGACATTGGTTGGTTACAGAACTTGGACACAACGGAACCGAAAACATACATATGCACGGAATAATATGGACAGACATAGAAAGAGAAGAAATAGAGAAAATATGGGGATACGGATTCGTATGGATGCCAAAGAAAAAAGAAGGATATGTATCAGAAAGAACAGTAAACTACATAACAAAATACATAAACAAAGCAGACCAAAAACACAAAGAGTATAATCCAAAGGTATTAACAAGTAGCGGAATAGGAAGAAGCTACATAGAAAGTGTAAACGCAAAAAAAAACATATACAAAAAGAATGAAACAAACGAAACATACACAACAAGAACAGGACATAAAATAGCTATGCCAGTATATTGGAGAAACAAGATATACACAGAAGAAGAAAGAGAAAAACTATGGCTAGAAAAACTAGACAAGGGAGAAAGATGGGTACTGGGCCAAAAGATAAACATAAAAGAAGAAGAAGACACCTACTACGAAGTAGTAAAAGAAGCAAGAATTAAAAACAAAAGACTAGGATACGGAGATAACGTAAAAGACTGGAATAGAAAGCAATACGAACGAGAAAGGAGGCAATTAATGCTGCAAAAAAGAATAGAGTAAAATAAAAATAAAAAAAAATAAAAAAAACTTGCAGATAAGAAAAAAATGCCTAACTTAGCGGTATGGAAACAAACAAAAAAGTTGAAAACGGCAAGGCCGAAAGAAAACAAAAAATGAGCATAAGCGTAGCGGTAAGATCTATCAACGAAAACAGCTGGAAGCTAAAAGAAGAAGGATTGCTATCCGAAGAAGAATACAAACAAATAGGGAAAGCAATGGAAACAGTCATAAAAAACTGGATGACAAAAAGATAGAAATAACTAACCCCTGCGGGGTAGAACTCAATCGTTCATAAACCCCCAGAAAAGGGGGATTATTCACTAATGAGTGAAAGAAAGGAGGTATAAGAAAAAATGCAAATGAGTAATCAAACTCTAGTAACATTAGTAATAGCAGCAACAGCCGCACTATTAATCATCAGATTAACAGCAAATGTACAATAAGAAAAAAAGATGGGTAAACGTAGCAATATACGTTGACATAGATACAGGCGAAGTAATAACAAAAAGCCTAAAAGAAAGAAAATACACGAAAATAAAAACAACAGTAAAAAACGAAGAAAATGAATACTACAACATCAGAAAACACATCATTGAATGTGAGCGAAATAGGCAGCAAGAACTCTTCTAACGAAGAACTAATTAAAAGAGAAAGAATAGAAGGAACACCATTCGACGCGATAAACGAGGGAAAAGGATGGTTCCTAACAATGGGAAGGTTCAAGATAACAGAAACAACAGAGGATCTAGAGGAATTAAGAAAACAAACAGAAGGAACAAACTGGGGATTGCTAGGAAACGTAGTATCCGCAATAGTAATAAACACAGCAACAGAAATGGTAGCTAAAAAAGAGGCAGAATAATGGAAGTAACACTAGGAGGAAACAGGCTAGGAGCCGGAAAAAAGAACACCGTAGATATGAAAAACTACGGAAGAAGTACACATGATCTAGGATACATATGGAGGTCATCAATGGCGGCAGGTACATTAGTACCATTCATGTCAGAAGTAGGACTACCGGGAGACTCATTCGAAATAAACCTAGACGTAGACGTAAAAACGCACCCAACAGTGGGGCCTCTATTCGGGTCATTCAAGAGCCAAACAGATATATTCGTAATACCAATAAGACTATATCAAGGAAAACTACAAAATAACGCAATAGGAATAGGAATGAACATGAAAAGTGTGAAACTTCCGCAAATAATCCTAGAAGCAGACGATGTAAAGTTCGGAAGCGAAATAGACGTAGACAATCAACAGATAAATAGCAGTTGCATATTGTCATACTTAGGAATAAGAGGGTTAGGAAAAAAAGAACTACCGGGACAAACACTAACAAGAGTATTCGGAGCAACACCATTACTGGGGTACTGGGATATATATAAAAACTACTATGCAAACAAACAAGAGGAAAGAGGAGCGGTAATACACTCGCTAAGACCAAAAGTAACCGAAGACATTGGACAGATGTCACTATGGTACTCAATGAATATTCAACCAACAGAGGTAAAAGTACCAAAAGAGGGAACAGGAACAATAGGAAACTCAATAGCACAAGGACTAGAAGGAAGAGCATACAGAACTACAAGCGGCTCAAACCCTCAAATGTCAAGTATAATGTTCCAAACAAGCAGAGGCGATATACCAGCAACAGATATATGGCAATACAGAGAATACACGACAAACTACACAAGGTTCTACGGACTAATTAACGGAAACAACGGTGTAGTAATATATTCATGGAGGTACGTACTACCAACGGACGCGCTAATAGAAAAACCACAAGTGGTATTCTTCCCGCTAAGCAATATAGACGATATGAGAGAAAGTCTAATGCAATGGGTTAAACAACCACAAGCGTACAGAATAAGCGCAACAGATCCAGCACCATACGGATATGTGCTAGGAAAAGAAAACGGAAACTGGTCAAAACTATCATCGCAGGAAGGATTAGGATTAAAAACATATCAAAGTGATATGTTCAACAACTGGTTAAACAGCGAAACAATAACCGGAAATAACGGAATAAACGAGATAACGTCAGTAGATACATCAGACGGATATTTCACACTGGACACACTAAACTTAAGCAAGAAAGTATACGACATGCTTAACAGAATAGCAGTAACAGGAGGAAGCTACGACGACTGGCTAGACGCAGTATACACCCACGACAGAATGAAGATGGCAACATCACCAATATATATGGGAGGACTAAGCAGGGAATTAGTATTCCAAGAAGTAGTGTCGCAGGCGGAAAGTGTAGACTCAGTACAACCGCTAGGTACACTAGCAGGTAAAGGAGTAATGAGCCAAAAGAAAAAGGGAGGAAGAGTAACAATAAAAATAGACGAACCATCATACATAATGGGAATAACAAGTCTAACACCAAGAGTAGACTATTCGCAAGGAAACAAATGGGACGTAAACATCGAGACACTAGATGACTTCCACAAGCCAGCATTAGACGAGATAGGATTCCAAGACCTAATAACAGACCAAATGGCATGGTGGGACACAACATGTAATAGAGATGGAACACTAGGGTTCAAAAGTGCAGGAAAACAGCCAGCATGGCTTAATTACATGACAAACGTAAACCAAGTAAGAGGCAACTTTGCAGTACAAGACAACGAAATGTTCATGACCCTAAACAGAAGGTACGAACAAACAGAACACTCAAAAGGAATCGTGGATCTAACAACATACATCGATCCAGCAAAAAACAACTACATATTCGCGCAAACATCAAGAGACGCGCAAAACTTCTGGGTACAGATCTCAGTAGGAATAACAGCAAGAAGAAAAATGAGTGCAAAAGTAATGCCAAATCTATAAAAAATATGTACAGAAAACAAAAAGCATCAGAAACAACTGCGCAGGTAAACGAAAGCACAGAAGGAGAAACTATCGAACAAAAAATAGATAGAATTGTAAATAACAACGAACCAATAAAAGACGGATCGCCAGCGATATTCACAGAACGAGACGAAGGAGTACTAGCGGGATACGACATAAGATCAGACAGGTTCGAAATCGCATTAGACGCGATAGATAAAATACAAAAAAGCAAAGCAGCAAGACGACAAATGAAGGTCGTGACAAAGAAAGAAGAATCAGAAAAACAGGATAATCCAACCGGAGGCGGAGACATACAAGGCACCACGGGAAACCCTGAATAGTAAACAATTAACAGGGTGGTACGCTTGTATTCTATATTATCAAGTAAGTATCACCCTTTTTTTTTAAAAAAAAAGGAGGCAAAGAAAAACATGGCATTCGACATAGCAAGCGCAGCTAACGGCGCAGTAGGACAAGTACTAGGAATGGCACTAGGAGGAATGCAAGACAAAAGACAATTGAAGCAACAAGAAAAACTTCAAGACTTGCAGATAAAAGGAAACAAGGAAATGGCGGATTACGGCCAACAAAAACAAATGGAAATGTGGGAAAACACAAACTTCAACGCGCAAAAAGCACAAATGGAAAAAGCAGGGCTAAACCCAGCTCTAATGTACGGAATGGGAGGAGCAGGGGGCGCGACAACAGGAGCAGGCGCATCAGGAGCAGTAGGAGGAGCAGCAGCAGACAGCGGAGCAGAAAGAACAGGAATGGGGCTGCAAATAGCTAGTCAACTAGCACTACAGAAAGCGCAAAAGGAAAACATAGAAGCAGACACAGCAAACAAAAAAGCGTCAACAGAAAACACAAGCACCGGAACAGAAGGCGTAAAAATAGACAACCAGATAAAAGGAGAAAGCAAAGACGCAGTAATAAGAAAAACAGTAAGCGACGCAGACAGGTCACTAGAAGAAATGTGGATAGCAGCAAACGAAAGAACTATAAGCGACCACACGTTAAAAGAAAAAGTAAAACAAATACAAGAAGACACAATAACAAAAGTACTAAACAACAAGTCAACATCAATAGAAAATAGAAAAAAGGAAGCAGAATTAGCTATAAAGCAATTCGAAGCAACAATGGC